TAAGGGGCTAATGACATGACGTTTGACTCAGGCATATAAGAGCGTGGCATCATCTCTGGGTTTATTGGCTCCTCTCGCTGGAGATATTTACCAATCTCCTCCAATATCCCTGCCATCCTATCGCTCATACAATACCTTTTAAATTAACTCGTAACGGCTTGCCCCATGAGGCATTAGGTGGCTCATATACCACCGCCATCATTCCAAAGGCATCTGCAGCGTGAGATGACCAATCATGGTTAGGTCCTAACCCAATGTTACGCGCCTCATCTCTCTTCTCGTGATACCAGCACAGCGCCTCCATACCTGACTTACAATCAGGCTCGTTGAAGTAAACTGAGGGTAATATGCGTCTAACGGCTTCCACCCTTGCACCTGCAGCACCACTTCCTTGATTAGGTACTACAATGACGTTAAAGCCTGCATCGCGTAGGGCTGACTCATAACTGACTGAGTAGACCTTGTCGTGTGTTCGACCATCGTGTGGTAACACAACCGTCTTAATATCCTGTACCTGGTCACGTAACCAAGCAACGTGTGTCGCTAGTGGCTGACCCTGTGCCTCGTAATAACCTAACACCCTAATCTCTGACTTGTAGAACTGTACCGTCCAGATACTTGTTGCATCTGACTTAGCACCAGTACCACCTATATCAAAATAGGCTCTAGTCTCCATTAGAGGGTCGTGGTGGACATTACCAACCCGTCCCTCACGCCTTGCCTCCTCAATCAAGTGCGAGTAGTACGCACCCTCATGAGCTGCTAAATAACTGCCCTCCCAGATATGGTCATAGACATCAGGTCTAACCTTCTTATCGGCTAACCTTTCAGTGTCTAGTACCTGGGGAAACCACGGATTATCGCGCCAGTTAAGCTCAACAATCTGTGCATCCTCTGGTGGGTCTTCTCTAAATCGCTTGTTAGTAGATGATCTAACACTCTCAGGGTTCCAGGTTACCCATATCTCTGAGCCCTCTTCCCTAACTGTTGGGATTAGCTTACGCCATGCCTCCTCAGAGACAGGCTCGGCCTCATCTACCCACGCTATAATGATTCTTGCCTTAGATTTAATACTATCTAGGTTGCGCCTTAACCCTGCAAAGACATAGCTAATATTGCCATCCTTTGAGCGTATGTACTTCTCACCAACCTCATAGTAATCAGCTAACCAATCAACAGAGCGTATAGCACTCTTGATCTCCTCTAGTGAGGACTCATCCAATGAGTTTAAATGCTCTCTAGCGCACAGTATCTGACCTGCCTGACCTGACATACCAAACTGGTATCCCTTGATCGCAGTCATTAGTGCAAAGGTTCTGGTCTTCCCTGACCCACGACCTCCATAAGCTCCACGGTAGCGCGACTCACCAGCAAACACTGGCAGTAACTTTTCTGGCAGATTAATCGTTGCTGTTGTCATCAGGACTAACAGGCATTAGCTGTATCATTGTTGGCTGCATAGAACCATCTGAACTACTGTGATCTACCGCTACCTTAGACCCTTCCTTGCGGTCGATCATCTTATGTGCGGTGTTTACATCACCATCATGCAGTGCATCGATCAACACTGATCGTGCCAGCATAAAGGGGTTGGCTTTAAGGACCTCTTTTCGGTCTCTAAACGCCTCATTATCTTCCTGATAGCGGTACAATGTAGCCTTGCTAATATCTGCAAAATTACACGCCTCAAGGTCAGTGCATCCCATCGAGAATGCAGTGTCTAGTTTTGAGAGTACCTCTTTGGTAATAACTGTAGGTCTAGCCATAACAATATCCAGCCCTGGGGTACTTTTCAGTCCCAAAGTCAGCAAATAAAAAAGGCCGCAAATGCGACCTAATAAGGGGGATTAAGAATGCAGATTGTTGTCCATGACTGACAGAAACCCTATCTTGGTAATATTTGACCACAAAGTGGCTAGTATTACAACATAACGTGTAATTTATTTTTCACTTTTTTCTTTTTGTTCTTTTTATCTCCAAATATCGCCTCCCAATTGCGCTCAAACGCCTCACGATTACCTGGTCTTTGCTCACTGCCCTTACTCATCTTGTAAGCCCTGTTTAATAGCTAAATAAAGCGCATCATCACGTATCTGATAGTCTGAAACTAACGACTGGAATCTCTGCATCCACACCTTCTTTGCCCTCCACCGACCAATGCCTAAGACATCTGCTAACTTCCTAACAGACATATCAGAGTTGCCTGACCCACTGCATACAGAACAAACAACGACCTTAGAGTCCACTTTCCTCTCACCTGTGCCGCCACAATAAGAGCATCGACTAGGTGAGATTGAATAACACAGTGATGCAAGGGCTAGGCGCTCTACCACATCATCTGGCTCTGATTTTTGCTTGCTAAATTGTCGGGTTGTTGCGTACTCGACTGACAACGCATTTAGCTCATCCCTTGAGCTGTTATCCAAACAGTATTTACTGAGCGCATACAGATAGGTGTGCCTGTCTACCCGACACAGACATGAGGCAACATCGCCTGCAGAAATCCTACTCTTTGCAGTTGATCGTATGCTATCCCCATCAATTGGTGGTGAGCCAGAAGTCAACATTGATAAGATTTCCATCAGTTGTAACTCACAGGCTCATAGCCAACATCATCAACCATCTTCTTGTACTCTTCCCTGTAGTGTTTGGCTATCTCCTTTCTTAGCAGCTTGTTAGTTTTTAAAATAACGCGCCACTTCTCGTTAAGCATTTCCATATGCCCTTTTCCTAAATACACCTGTAAAAAATTTGTGAATGCAATAGGGTTCTCCGTAAAGTACCGATGGCAGTAAGAACACATACAAAGAGCGTTATCTATTGACCATCTCACTGACTTTGCGCCCCTCCCATAGATATGACAGCAATGCATCTGCCTATCCTGGTTATGGCAGCACTCACACGTATGGTTAGCTTTTAATCTAATGACATCGCTAAACCACTTGTCACAAGACTCCCGTTTAATACCCATTAACTTTCTCCAAGCCTTTTGTTAAGCGTGATCCATGCCTTTGCCGCTGTTTGTGGAACTACTCCGTTCCCCAAGAGCCTAATTCTGTCCACCCTGTCGGCAGTCCCATCAATTGCTCGACCCAATCGGGGTTCAAGTGTCCTACTGGCTTCCCACGAGTGTTGGTCTTGGCCAGGTCTGGAGGGCCATATGTTTCGTGATACACCGAGTAAGCATCCAAAGTTCCCATGTGCGCTCTGTGTCCCTGTTTCAGCTTCTCGTGTGTCCGGTCGACACTGACTGCTCCCTTGTGATCTCTCGCTGATGGAGTCGGCCAATGCCTGACCTGATCGCTGAGATTGGCCCCGTAAGTCTTGGTCGGATCGCTCACCGAGATTCTCTGACCCTTGTCGTTCAGCGTTCTTGCTCCCCCAGCTGAGTCTGTTGTTCTGGGAGTCGCCCAAGATGTAGACTCGCTTTCTTTGGTGCGGAGCGCCAACTTCACGCGCTGAGAATATTCCCCACGTTGTTCTGTAACCAAGGCTTTCCAAGTCGCTAATGACTTCTCTAAGTCCAAGGCTGATGTGTCCTTCGACGTTTTCAAAAAAGACTCGAACAGGTCTAATTGCTTTGATGTGTCTCCGTATGTGTGGCCACAAGTGTCGAGGGTCTTTGTCTCCTTTTCGCTCCCCTGCTGCACTAAAGGGCTGACATGGATAGCCGCCAGTAATGAGGTCAACTTTGTCTCGAAAAGGCTGTACTGGTAGGGTTTTAAGATTCGACCAAATAGGTGCTGGTAATAACTTCCCTCTTTCCATCTTGTTTGCCAAGTTCGCAATCGCGTAGGCTTCGATCTCGACATAAGCGATGACTCGATGTTCAAATCCGGCAAGGTCAAGTCCTCTTTCGAGGCCACCATATCCGCTACAAAATGAGAGGACAGTGGGTAATTCTTTGGCAGAATCCACATTCAAAATGTTGCCTTTTGTTTAATACCCATACTAATCTCCACAAAAACAAGCAATTGATTCATCATCGAAATCGAATAATTGTCCTTGGTCAGTCGCGATAATTTGCATTTTTGAATAACTGGGTTGATCTGAACGAAAAAACGAACCCATATAGTTTTCTTGTTTTATCCACCAATCTGCTAATTTTGGATTGTGTTCGATGATCGACTGTTTAATTTTGCCGCCTTTTAAAAAACACAAATCACAATTTGATAATGTATTTACACCCGCAGGTGGCATTGCTAAATCAAAGCTTTGTTGTTGCCAAAACTTATCTATTTCTTTCTCTGTTACTTTTGCATCAGCTAGAGGTACGAAATAATTATCTTTACCACGCATTTTTGCGGCCCTTCTTGGCTCGTCTGCCCTAATTCCTACTACAGTCGCAAAATCCTTTAAGCCTATATATCTTTCAATGGTTAAAACTTTAAGTTCAGAAGTGCAAAAACGCGCCATCATGTTCGGCAAATACTTTCTATCAATAATTAATTGCTCAAATGGCTCTCCGTTTCTGCTTGCTGTTTTATAATTGACCTCTTTAAAAGATTTCTTACCACTGTATTCCAGCCAAACAATTTCAACATTCCAATTTTTTGAGCAAGCCTCTACAAAATCCAGTGTCTGCTGCATTTCTTTGCCTGTATTGCAGAAAATGACTGACAAGTGATCTGGCAATTTAAAGTTATGAGCCTCTAAAATTTTATAAAGCATATAAGCACTCGAACGACCTCCCGAAAAACTAATAACGCCTCGTTCATTTATGTAAAAGGGGTTATTCATATTTCAATGTCCAATAACAGTCCATCACTGTTGCCACTAAGAAACTAACGTAAAATAAGCCCATAAATACCTGTGCAAATAAATCCATCGTTACCACCTCTCATTTGTCATCACTTGGAAAGGGAATACTTAGCCCCCTGTTCTCACCTAAATGTCGTGTAATAATTTCTGCTATTTCGCTGACTTGGTTTTTCTGTAACTTGGTTGTGCTTTGAATACCTGGATACTTGGCAAGCTGAACCTTTCTCCAGATGTGATCTTTCACTAACTGCTTTGTCCAGGGGATGCTGACATCAGCGTTTAGGACCTGAGAGCTTAAAACCATCTCAAATCCTGCGTCATTTGCCGCTGTAGCGATTCTTTCGCAATACAGGTGTATTGAGTCGTTCTGCTTGTTGGTGCGCTGATTTGGGCTTTTAAATTCGATCAGCATTTCGTGTTGTGGGAGTCTTTCAAAAATCTTTCTTGTTGCCTCATTTGCAGCAAACAGAGATTGATTGGTTTTCCTCACCAATGCCTTCACTGAAATATCTCCGTCACCCGACAGATTTCTAAAATGTCAGCATCTCTGTTTTTCCAGTAGTTCTTTGTTTGCTTAGTCAACACACACAACGTGCCGTTCTGCCTCTGACAGATATAGGCAGTATCACCTGCGGCATTAATTACTTTAGCTCTAGCTATCGCATCGATAGCGGACATCAAACTAACGCCTTTTTTAGCCACGCTGCAGAGGTTTCGTGTGCCTGACACTGGTAGTGCTTGTAAATGCTTTTAATTTTTTTTGTTTTACCGATATCGCTGGCATCAAAAACCGTGCAGTCCTTTAGTTGTGCTTGCATTTTGTACAAAGGAGTGTTTGTTTTCTCAGCAATTTGATTCAGCGTATAGGATTGGTTTGAGTTAAACTTTTTACTTTCACCGATAAATTTCAGGCGTGTTATTTTCTTCATGCAAACATCTCCTTCATCGTATCTAAAGCCGCCCTACCAGCCTTTTTAGCGACCTCCTTGTCATGCCCTAGCAATGCCTTTTCTGGCACGTAGGGCTTATGTAATTCGCGTAAACGGCTTGCCTCACGTATCGTGCCGATGATCCTGTCGATATTAGGCCATTCAAAGTCCTGGTTACCCTTGCTACGCTCCTGTTTAACAAACTCAATGCCCTTGTCTATCTCATCGCGTGTGTACCTAACAATCTGCGGTGCGTACATTCGTTTTGCCGCAACCAACATCTCATCTGGGAATGTCACGTTCATTTTTTTCGTACCAAAGACAACAGCCAGCAAACCAAATAGGTAGTTAGTTGCCTGACGCTCCTTATCTGATCGTGGCGATTCAGAATTGGGCGTTGATGTCGAGGTAGTTTTGAGTTGCTTGACTACTGCCTGTACGTCCATTTGCCTTCTCCTTTTTAAATTCGTGGTGGTTTATCTCCCAGGTCCTAAATGCCGACTTCCAACATTTCATCGATCCACGACCAACCTTCCAACCTCGTGATTGGTGATAATTGATAAACTTAATAGGTGAACACTCTGCGTTGACTTCAATCTTGTATGCCTCAACCTCTGAAATGGTCGGGACAATAAATTTCTTATTATTTATATTTATATTTGTATTTATATCCTCACTGTTTTCCGAATACCCCCCTTCGGTTTCCTGACCACCCCTATTCGGTAAACCGACCACCTTATTTGTTAACGTAATAATTCGCTTTTCAAAACTTTTACCTTTGTATTTAAGTAAAACTTTTATGTAACCAAGCTTTTCTAAATCAGAGATTACCTCTGACACACGACTTTTTGATAAGCCTAAAAACTCAGAAAAATATTTATTCGAGGCAAAGCAATGGTCCAAAGTGTCGAGCGAATCAATTTCAACAAGCAGTAGTTTGTAAGTCCAATTCAAATTTGTATCGCACCATATGTGACGCGGTATCCATACACCTTTAAAATCCCTATTCATGGGCAGACTCAAAGAAACAAGCGTAGGAAAGAGAACCATCTGCAGCACTAACAATATTTGGAATATCTGTTATCCGTGGCGCTCTCTCACCAAGGCGATAGGCTTTCACAGCGCGGATTGAAATGTCTAAAACTTTTGATGCTTCGCTATCACCCAGATGTGACAGGTATGTTTGAAATTTTGTTTTTCCATTGTTAGAATTCAAAGGTCAACCTCCATGTCTTTCGACTATCTAACCACGTATCGTGATTAAAGTATACAAAAAAGCATAAATATTTTTCGTTATTTTGTGGTTATGGGTGAATTCATAAATGAATGACTATTCATTTTTAAGACCAAATCATTGCACCGCACACTAAATGTGGTTACACTCCTTTAAAAATTTGGGTAAAGAGCCTTAAAAAAAATGCCAATCACACATATGCGCCTAAAAGCTTTGCGCGAGACTGCAGGTTTAACCCTGGCTGGCTTAGCGGAAAAAACAAAAGGAAAGCTATCGACATCTCGCATTGCGAATTACGAGGCTGGGCTGCGTATACTGAAAGTAGAGCAAGCAGTAATACTTGCTAAGGCATTAAATGTTTCGCCAGCCTACCTATTAGGCTTGGAAACGACCGAATCTGAGTCTTTAATAGAGTCTCAGGAGTTATCAGATGACAAGAAAGAATTGTATTTACTTATGCAGCAGGTGGCGCGTTTGTCGGATTCTGATGTGTCTCAGGCGACTTCGATACTAAAAGCTCTTCTAAAACACCGTTAAAAAATTTAATTCCATTTTCAACTTCTGTGTCTTTCAATTTTTTAATTTCTACAAGTAAATTAATATCACAATCCTTCATTACAGAAGCTCCTTCTTTCTGTATACACCACCACGAAAACGTCCTGTCGAGTGATATTGTTGGTCATTTTATCTATACGGTTTAGTATAAAAACAAATAATTACATCGATGTAAATAGACATAGCTAAATAAATTTGAATAAAAACCTTTTGCATTTGTCACATTATGTGGTTACACTGTCAAACATGACCACAAAACAGACATAACCACCACGTAAAAGGGAGTTAACTATGTATAACTTTAACATCCAGCTAGAAGACCCTAACCGCACCGCACCACCAGATGATTGCGATGTAGATGAAAAACATCCAGAGCTATATGAGCTTTTTGAGACCTTGGATTGCGATATTATTTTTTGGGAAGGATTTTGTGTAGATGCCGTTCATCAGCACGACAATTATCACAAAAACAAAATTGCTGAATTAGATTTTAAAGCTGACGTTTTGGACATGATTGTTCAACAAAAGCACGAGGACTTAGGGCGTTTTGTGCAAACCCATATGCTTGATTACGCAGAAAAAATATGGAAAGGCCGCCATGAATAAGTATCTATCCTGTTACCACTTCCACAAAAGACAAGCGAGAGCTAATCGCTATCTTGCCTATAAGCGTGTTGAGCAACAGGCCCATCGTGAACGCGCTATCTTTTTGGTAACCACAGCATCCTTGTTGTTAGGTTCATTAGTCATGGGGTATTACTTATGAAAAATGCAATACCTAAAAAAGTAGTAGATGTTCTCAAAGACATTGGCGAAACATCGCAAACATCAACGTGGGATTGTCATGGCACAACAGTCATTCTGCACAAGGCGTTGGAAAAAGTAGCCGCACACAAGGGCATTACCTTTGACGCGCCTGTTGTTATTGAGAGCGATGTAGAAAAGAAGATGGTTGTTGTCTTGGTAACTGGACGCTATGGCGATAAAACTGAGTGGAGTTTTGGTGAGGCCGCACCCTACAACCTTAAAAATAATTACCCCTTCGCAATGGCAGAGAAACGCGCAAAAGACCGTGTCATCTTAAAGCTAGTTGGACTTCATGGTGATGCTTACAGCGAGACTGAGGCTGATGAGTTTGCACAAACCAAGCCATCAAAACTCAATCAAGAATCTTATGAAGATTTAATTATGGAGTTAATGCCAAGTGTTCGAGCAATAAAAGATGGCATTGCTGTTAATGACCTTGCCACAGCTAATGAGGCATGGAGTGAGCTGTCAACTACTGAAAAAGAATTGTTGTGGGTTGCACCTTCAAAGGGTGGTGTATTTAGCACTACGGAAAGAGCAACCATGAAAACCCCAGAATTTAGACAAGCCAGCTAAGGATTAATTATGAGCAAGATGGGAAGTTACCTGTTAGATCAGGAGGAAAAAGGATTGATGCAACACGATGGACAGCAATATCTGGCAACAGTAACCAGGTTAGCTGAGTTGCGGAAAGAGCTAGAAATTCAAGAGGTCGAAATGGCTGAGTTGCGAGGAGCAGATGTATTCATGGATTTGTTTAGCGGCAAAGCAGTCTTTGATGCAGATTTATTTTTTAAAAAGTGTAGAGAAAAACGAGGAGCAAGAGCATGAAAGTAGCAGTTAATTTTAAAGTTGATTTGAGCAAGATAGATAGGAGCCGTGCCTACAAGTCACAAAATGGCGCAGAGTACATTGATTTAACGTGTTTTATTAGCCCAGAGGAACCAGATCAGTACGGGCAGCATGGTGGCATACAGCAAAGCACGACATCAGAAGAGCGCGATGCAGGAATAAAGATGCCCTATGTGGGAAATGTAAAAGCATTCTGGAGTGAGGGCGTGACAATTGTAAAAGAGGCTCCACCACAAATGAGTCCTGCACAGAAAATATCACAACAATTCTCTGCACCAGAGCCTACGTTCGATGACATCCCATTCTGAGACAAAACTTAAATGGTGGGGTTGGCATCTCGCTAACCCCCATGTTTACGATATGTTCGAGAAGTTTGCGTTAGACGCAATCCGACAAGGGCATACGAATTTAAGTGCATGGCTGATCGTCAATAGAATTCGTTGGGAAGTAGCGATGGAGACATCAGGTGATGACTTTAAAATTAGTAATGATTTTATTGCATATTACGCCCGTCTGTTTCACGCAAAAAACAAACAACATGAAGGATTTTTTAGAACCAAAAAACTAAAGGAAGAGCAATGAGCAATCAAGTAGTAAATCATGATGCGTTGAAAGCTATCACTGGCTATAAGCGTACACCGGACATTTTAAAATGCCTCAAAAATCAGGGTATTCAGTGTTTCGTTGGCAAGAAGGGAACATGGACTACCATTGGCCTTATGGAAAAAGCTGGTATAACATCGGACAACAATAATAATTATGTCGATATTTTATGACAAATAAACGCCTACGCTCGAAAAAATACCCACCTGGAATTGATGCAAATAAAATTCCTACAGGGTGTTATTTTAATAGTCGTAGTAATTTCTGGTATGTATCATTCTTTGAGAATGACAAACGGAAAACTCGCAGAATCGCTGGGCAAAATGCAACGATGGCAGAACTTTGGGATGCCATCAAAGAGCCAGACATAGATACAATGTCATTTAAATGGCTAGTAGATAAATTTAAGGACTCACCTCAGTGGGCAAAACTGAGCAAGTCATCGCAAAAAAGCCACAAAAACACACACAAGATTATTAGCAAAATACCATCAACTAACAAAGCAATAATGCTGCCGCTGACAAATCGTCATCAGTGGAGACCACAGTTAGTTCAAAAAATTATCGACAGGATTGATGAGAATAATGGAACGACAACATCTCATCGAGCTAAACAAAATCTTTCACGGCTTTTTAATTGGGCGGTTAATCGTGGATACATGGATACTAACCCTGCTACGACAGTTGAGCTTGCCAAATTAACGCCAAAACAAAGATTGCCCGATCGCGTATTGGTTGCGACCCTCACAGGATTTGCTTTAGATGGCGCTAAACGAAAAGCGCACACAAAAGGCTCAGTGCCTCACGCTATATGGAAAAGCCTTGAATTGACCTATTTGAACCGTTTAAGAGGCATAGAGGCAAGACACCTGACCGATGCTCACATTTTAGAAGATGGGCTGCTGTGCGAAAGAGCAAAGGGTTCTCGTACCAACATAACCAGGTGGACACCACGCTTACGATTTGTTGTTGACCAATGTATTGCTGATCGTGACGCAATATGGTCTAAAAAATCCCGACCTTATCCGATGAAACCAGAACACCGTTATTTGCTAGTTAATAACTCTGGAGAACAAATAACACTAAGTGGCTGGCAATCCGTTTGGGCACGTTTTTTAGAGAATGCGATTATTGAGCAATTGATGACAAAAGAGCAATGGTTTGGATTGCATGATATGAAGAGGCGAGGCACAACCGATACCCAAGGTACGGCTGAAGAAAAGCTAGAGGCAACAGGCCATAAATCAAGGCGTATGCTAGACATCTATGACAAGTCAATTCCGTGTGTAAATACACCAGAATAGCTGTTTAATGTATGCAGGAATGTATGCAGAGGGTGATAGGTTAGTAGGTACTATCGTTGAAATACCAGTGTAAATGGTGGGCCGTGCGCGACTCGAACGCGCGACCAATTGGTTAAAAGCCAACACTATTAATGTTATAAATCAACGAGTTACAGCGTTTTAATGTATGCAATTAGCAGTTTTCAGCCCTTATGTATCAATTACTTAGAAGTCCAATGTATGCAGATTTTACTCACTTATTTCGCATTTTCATTATCTTGTCAGCACCCTTAACACCAAACGATGCAGTCACTGCTACGTACAATAAGTAAGATAGCCAATCAGGTAGCATTTCTAGCGTTTCTAAGCCCGATTTAACGCGCTCTATGATCTCAGGCTGGTCAGTCATCGCCCCGAACATAATAGCCACTACAGGGCTTGTTAAGAGCAATACTAGGTACTCATCTTTCCAGCTACTACCAGAGGCTTCTGCCATCTTGGATTCCCAGTTGGCATCGTTCTGGATTACGCTCATTTTAGCCTGGTGTTTGGCTTGCTTTTCTTCTTGCTTGTTGGACATCCAAGTACCAGCAAGATTAGCTATAGGTCCTATTAAATTTTGTAACATAGTTTTA